TTGTATGGCAGGAACGATTGATAATAGTCTCATTGCCATTATAAAACCCGAAAAAGAAGTGCCTATGCTTTATCAGGTTATGGTTGAGAGGACGTACTCAAAAGATGTATGGCCATGGGAAAAGGAAGCATCATGGGCAGGTAAAACTGAAGGTATGACGATGAAAGCATTAGAGGCATGTGCATCTGATACACCTATGTGGGAAATCTATGAACCCACTCCATTGACCCGTAAATATCTTGTGGACAAAGGATTTATTGATAAATAATAAAATCCTACACAGGAAAACCAGCCAAGAAGAGTTCTGTGAACAACTCCTTGTGTTATAATGGTGAACTCTTTGTTGGATAACTTAAAACAAGTATGTCAAATTTAACACGAGACACTCTAATTAAAACAATTGTTGCTAACGAAATGAAGTTGCATAATGGTTCTGATTACAGTGAAACATTGAAAAATACTTATCACAAATGGGAACATGAATCTAGCATTGTTCTTTGTGAAAAATTTAATCAAATAGAACATACAAATATTACAGTTGACCTATTAAAACCATAAATATTCATGCCTAAATTTATTAAATTAATGCTTCCTAAAAAGAAGAAAGATAATGGAAGTGATGAAGAATTTAATTGGCATGATGAAGGAATTTCAAGTTTTGTGAGGTTGATTGTTTTAGCATGGACAGGTGCAATATTAACTCTTAATTATGTTTCTATTCCAGGAATTCCACAACAAAAAATTGATCCAACTTTTATTGCCAGTGTTTTTACTGGAACTCTAGCGACTTTTGGAGTGACTCCATCCAAGTCTAATGGAAATGGTAATGGTGGTCAGCAACAGAAAACAATTGTAGAAGTTCCTGTTCCAAGACCAAAGAATGAGAATGAAGATGAAAAAGAAAAAAGAATGTATGGTTGACAATGAATTTACTATTAAGACCACTGAATGATGTGAATGATGTAACATGGAGTATTATCATTAGTTTGATAATACTCCTTCTTGGTGTTGGATATTACATATATACTATTATGAAAACCGCATACGAGGAACTGGAAAATGGGAGCAATGACCCCACCGAGCAGGAAGAGTTGTTACAATTTTCGAGTGATAGAGATTAATCGTGTTGTTGATGGTGATACTATTGATGTCACTATTGATCTTGGGTTTGATTTATACAAGAAAGAAAGAGTTAGAGTTGCAGGAGTTGATACTCCAGAGAAGAGAACACGAGATGATGAAGAAAAAGCACTAGGATATGATGCAACAAACTGGTTAAAAGAAAAGTTGGAAGGTGCTATTTCTGGTGATGATGAGTTATCTGTTAGAACTGAACTTGTTGGTGGAGTTGGTAAATATGGTCGTCTTCTTGGATGGTTATATGTTGGTGACTCGGAGTTGTCTCTTAATGAACAAATGATTACTGAAGGGTATGCGTGGAGTTACTCTGGTGGCACTAAACAGAAAAATTTTGAGGAACTAAAAGAGATACGCAGACAGCATGGAACTTTAGTGGAATAAATTATGATGGGGCAAAATATTATCCAGCAGCAAGAATGTAATGGTTATGTTAGAATGGGTCCTATTGAGGGATGTCTAGGTGATTTTGGTACATTACATTTAATCTTAATTTTAAGTGCATCTGGATTATTGCTCACTATCTGGAAATCTCCCTCTATTATAAAAGAACTGAAGTGGTATAAGTGTAGACAAAGATATTATGATTTTCGTTCTGTAATGGAAAAGAAATTTTACAGGAAAAAGTAATGCAAAAACTAGTAAATGTAATCGCACTTCTTTCGGGACTTGTATCACTCTCTGTAGTTGGTGCTGGTTCTTATATTTACCTCAACAAGGATGCAATGATTGAAGATGCCCGAGTAAAAGTAACTGAAGAGATTACAAAGGCAATTACAGAGGCATTGCCAGGAATGATTGATTCTGCACTACCAGAAATGCCTGATGTCACTGGTGGTGTAATTCCCGAATCAGCACAATCCGTTCCAAATGTAACGGGAGGTGTTGTTCCTTTCTGAGAATTTTCTTAAATTTATTAAATAGATATAGATATTGGGAATACTATGTCTAGTTTGGGGACAAGGAGAAAACAAATTAAAAAAAGAAATGATGCCGAAAAACGTTTCTTTTTATATGTTATCTTCTACCATTTCTTTAGTGGCATAGCAGGACTTTTCAAACATGACTAATGGAAGAAATACCACAGATAGAAATTAGATCACTATCTATACCAGAGATTCCTAGTTATATTTTAGAACCTTCACGTTCGATACCAACTGCTTCTCCAGTGACAGTTCAACTGGGATTTCCNATTGTCAATCTTCCTGGATGTGTACAGTCCAATAAAGAAAAAAATCCAAAGAATACTTCCTTACTCAAGGATGATCCAAAGGGAACATTAACTCTTTGTGATGGTTCTACTCCATCTTTTGATCCAATAGAATTTACTCCTGAAGATTATTTGCAAACACCTAAGGCACCTATTCCTCCATATAAACCACCAACAGATACTCAACTTCCTATTAATAATATACCCAATATTCCAAAACCAGAATTGGAGAAAGAATCTACAGAAAATAAAGAAGTTATTTTAGAGCAAGAGAAAATTGATATCGTGGAATATCTACCTCAATTAGAGACTGTTGTATCAACAGCAGTTATTGCAACTGCAGCAGCAACAAGTGCTTTGGTCGCAAGACCACTTGCAAATTTAATTTTAAAATTAATCAAACCAATTACAAAAAAAGTAATCACAAAAATTTCTTCCAAGTTCCGTAAAGTAGAAATATTAAGTGTTGAGGAGAGAAGAGAACTTCAAAGAGAAAAGACAGAAGCATTAAGAGAGTTTCAAAAATTAACGAGACGTAGATAAAGCATCTCCAAGATCTTCTGCTTTTGTGGATATTCTTGGGGGAATCGTGTGTTTATGTTGTGGAATAACTCCACCAGGATTTGTTACAATGACATCGGCACAAATAGAGTAATAAGGACTTTTGGGATGGAAATAAATCCCATCTCTTTTTAATTGCCCACAATTTTTAAGTCTTGCGATTTCAAAGTCCAATCTTTTATTAGCAGCTTGTTGTTTCATCAAAGCAATATTGGCATCTGCTGCTTCTTTACATTGATCTTGTAGAGATTTATCTAGTGGTCTAGACCAAGTAGCAGAAAAACCGATACTTAAATTGTAATTATCTTTTTGTCCAGTTCTTGTTGGAACTTTGTATAATATATTTCCTGGATTATCAAGAGAACCGTCTTCATCAAGATCTCTTAAATCATAGACTGGATCATCATAGTAACCTTCAAAAGGTTTTTGTGCGGATACTGCACCAGTTATATATGGTGTAAAGTTAAGTGTTGGTCCTTGACATTGAATGCCGCCACCGTATGTGTTTGTAATGTAAGGTCCCTGAAGGACTTGTATAGCTTGGTTTGTAACACTGCCTGAGGAATTAGCAACAGGAGCAGCAGTAGCAGAAACACCACCAATAGTTTCAGCATAGGAGGGTGAAGCAAATAACAGTGCAATTATTGAGAGAAGATACTTGTAGTTGTTGTGATGCTTTCTAACTCTGTGGTTCTTTGTATGATTGTCTGATTGCTGATTCCTGGACCTTGATAAGTTTCTGTGAATTGAAATGGAGCACCAGGACTTGTAACTCTCCAGTTTGCTCTTTTGTTTAGATTGAGATTTGTCCATGTTGATGTCACTCCATCTACGTTGTTTGTTGTAGAACTTGTGGAAGGAACAATACTATTTCCGTCCATTTCTATATTTGTTCCTGTTACACTATATTGATACCCTGTATTATAATTTATTGAATTGATGGTTTCAGTAATTTTAGTTTTTGTTTCTGATGTACTTGTTTGTGATCCTTGTGTAAAATTGGGAACAACAGGGACTGCTCCTGCAGATTGGAGCAGTCCATGAATAATACCCAATATTAAACCCAATCCAATAGATTCTTTAAGCATTTATCTGACGGTGATTTCAGATACGAATTGTCCTGTGGCACTTGTTCCTGCTCCTCCAGCAGTCAAAGATCCAATAGAACCTGCAGAATCAATACTTCCACCAAGACCTCCTGCAACACCACCAGCAGTTGTTGTGACGATTCCATATGCTGGAAGAGATCCTACAACACCAGAGGATACGGTTGTTCCTGAATTTACAACGTTAACTGCATCTCCTGCAGTAAAAGATTCTGAAAAACTGATTGCGGCACCATCATTTGTTTGTGTATATGTGCCTGCATTCATAGTTGCTGCAGCAGTAGCACTTCCTGGTGCAGCAAGACCTCCAAGGGTTGCTGAAACATTGTTACCGGAAACAGAATATGAACTACCAATTCTTGTCGCCTGAGATGCCGCAGCATCAACTGTTAATTGAAGACTAGAACTCAATCTATGTGTGATGTCTGCTTGTGCTGCAGGCGACATCAAAAACATCATACCAAAAAAAAGTAAAGACTTTTTCATTTTTCGATGTATTTGGTTTTGAAGTATTTATTATTTGGAATGTTATAAATAAAAAGAAACATTGACAAACTGAAATGAACGAACAACAAAATCATCTGTCGCAATTGGTAGAGCAGAGAACAAAACTTGCATCTGATCTAGAAAATCTTGGTAATCAATCAACTAGAACTAGAGAGTTATTTTTAAAGACACAAGGTGCTATTGAGTATCTGGAAGCAGTTGGTGTAAAACTCCCAGAACCAGAAGTTACTGAAGAAGCAAAACCAGAGGTATCTGAAACGGAAGTTGTAGAAGAGGGTTGACGATCTGACCAAAAGGCAGTATAATATCTGAGTTAAGAGGGAAAGGCATTATTGCTCCTCTCCTATTCAATGGGCACGTAGCATAATGGATAATGCCCCCGCCTTCTAAGCGGTAGATTGCTGGTTCGACCCCAGCCGTGCCTGCTGTCCTTCTCTTCTTTTATGGACAATTTCGATAGACACAAGTTTGGTGGAAGACCACAAGATTCAATCAATCTCCTTCTACTCATAAGTGAGTTAGAGGGTGTTTATCAAAATCTCAAATATATGGGTTTTGGTAAAGACTTGGATACTATTGACGAAATGAAGAAAAGATATTATAGTCTTTACTTCAAGGTCAAAAAAGAAGAAAAGGCAAACTCATAATCCCATCGACCGAGCAAGCGAACGGGCCCGACTGTTAATCGGAGATTGGTAGGGGCAGTACCTACGATGGGAGTTTGCCTTTTTATAAATATTAATGAGCATTTGATATAGTTTATGGGCACTTCCAATAAACATAAAAAGGCAATGGAAGAATGGGCAAAAAATACTAAACAAAAATATATTGAAAAGTATTTAACTGACCCAAAGTATTGTAAGGAATGTAATAGTATAGTTCCTTATGAGAAAAGACATACAAATGTTTTTTGTTCTTCCAGTTGCTCTGCTTCATATAGTAATAAAAAAAGAGCAAAACCAAAACCAAAATGTATAGTATGTGGAATTGAATGTAAATCAAAAAAATCCACATATTGTGGAGCAAAATGTCAATCCATCCATAAAAATCAAGTAAGTCTTTCTATGTGGAAAGATGCTGGAATATATCCAGGAAAAATTTTGATAAAAAAATATTTGTCAGAACAAAAAACTGGATGTTGGAATTGTGGTATTACCGAATGGATGAATAATTCAATAGTTTTAGAATTGGAACATATTGATGGTAATGCCTACAATAATTCGGAATCCAATCTTTCTCTTTTATGTCCAAACTGCCATTCTCAAACTCCAACATATAAAGCAAAAAATAAAGGTAATGGTAGAGTAGAGAGAAGAGAAAGAGCAAAAAAAGACTACCATAGAACCCTTGACAAATAATTATTTTCCTTTATAATAACTTTACTGCCCCCATAGTTTTAGCAGTTAAAATAATCGCCTTGTAAGCGATAGTCGCGGGTGCAAATCCTCGCTGGGGGCTCTTGACAAGATAACAATCTTGTCTTATACTTTCTCTTGTGTGAAGGAAGATGCGTTGAGGGAGCAATCCCTCACCACTTGCGGATATAGTTTAGGGGTAAAATCAGAGCCTTCCAAGCTCCAGTCACCGGTTCGATTCCGGTTATCCGCTTCGGGTTATTCCCGATATAGTATAAATAACCGAGTGATGAATCCTCAATTACTCGATGAATCACGAAGTTTAAACAGAGACACGTCGAGTCTCTTTCCATCCGCAGGTACATTATTCTGCGAGAAAATAACGAGGTATTAACAAATGATCAAATCTACTTTTGCTGCTGTTGCAGCTCTTTCTGTCGTTGCTGCTCCTGCAATGGCTGGTCCCTACGTCAACATCGAAGCCAACAGTGGTTGGGTAGGTTCTGACTATTCTGGAACTGTCATTGATAATCATGTTGGTTATGAGGGTGCGCTTGGTGAAAATTCTTCTTGGTATGTCCAAGGTGGTCCTGCAATTGTTGCCGTTGACGGTGAAGAGAGTGAGTTTGAATTCTCTGGTAAGGCAGGTCTTGGTGTTGATCTGAGTGAAAATCTCAGTGCATATGGTGAAGTTTCCTTCCTGACTGGTGATGACGACACCGGTTATGGAACCAAGGCTGGTCTCACCTATCGTTTCTGATAATCAATCAGATAAAAAAATCGGGATCCTCTAACGAGGGTCCTTATTTTATGAAAATAATCAAACAGATTTTCTTCTCTCCAATTACTCATATCAATTTAATGATATGTGGATCTTTATTCTTAATTGGAATTATTCATAATCAGGCACATCATTCTATGGAAATTGATGCTGACTCTTATGTTTTTCAGTTTTGTAAAAAGAATAAAGAGTTGTGTAGGAGTTATGTTGGAGTTTATGATTGATGAAAAAGAAAATTAAAAAAGAAACTTTTACTAATCTCTATGATGTTATAGAGCATTTAGAGTATCGTATAGAGCAGTTGGAAAAAGAAAATATACAGATGACTTGTGAGATGCAGAGAATATATAAGTTGATTGGTCGGGAAAATTTAAATGAAGATTAATCTGTGGTATTCTAAAAGTATGGGTCAGTGGAGATGGACTCTTTATGAAGAAACTACTAAAGGTTCACCCACTTCTTCCGAGTGTCATTCTGGTCAGCAACCAGATTTAAGAAAGGCAATGAATGATGTTGCTAATACTGTGGAATACATATTAAATAAATAACTGAAAAACTGAAGAAGTTTAGAACAATACAATGGATAATATAAAAATTAGATGCCGCTCCTGTGGTAGGGAGTTGGAGGGGCATCAAAATAAAACAGTTTCTTGTGGTTGTCCAAATATGGCAACAATACGTGGAGATAAAATTTCTGCACTTGACTTGTCGAATATTGTTATGCTAAACTCCTATCAATCCAAAAATAAAAAAGGAGTCTTGTCGCAACAAGATATTGAG